GGGATCAGCTCGTGGCGGGACAGGGGGACGTAGCCGCGGACCGAGCGGATGCGGGTGGCATCGACGGGTTCGTCCTCGGGGAGGCCGTCGTCGATGAGCAGCACGAGGCCGGCGCCGCCGTAGAGGCGCTGCAGCTTGATCACCTCAGACAGGGACGCGTGGAACTGCGTGACCTTCAGGTACTCCTCGAAGCTGGTGATGACGTCCTGGGCGTTGGGGTCGGCGCCACCGATCGTGATTGTGGCTCGGTGGCGAAGGATCTCATCGGCGATGGCGTCGACGTAACGACGTGGGACACCGTGGCTGTAGAGGGCTTCGAGTTCGCCTTGCGTTAGGAGGTAGCTGGAGCCGACGGAGGTTGCTGTTGTCTTGTCTTTTCCGCTCACACCCATGCCGGTGAGGACGTTAACAAGTGCGCCGTCATTCCTGTTAGTACTTATATCGTTCCGGAATTTATCGGACTCAAGCAGCTCCACGGCAGGGGTGGGCGGGGGGCAATACGCACAGTCTACGAGTTGAGGCTGAATTCTTGTCAGTCGCAGAAGTCGGGAAAAATCGAGAGAAACTCAGCTTTAAGGCACAAAAACTTAGAGTCTAGGCGCAAGAACTTAGCCTCTACATACAAAAACTTAGAGTCGGTTCTACGCGTGCTCGGGGGGTCCATACGCTGGGTAAGCGGCATTCGGCGCATGGTGGACCATCACATCGATGGATCCGTCCTCCTTTCGAAGCGTCTCGCCAAGCTGCGGTTCCGGCAGGGGATTCTCGACTCCTGGAAGTGCCTATGCGCCTACTGCGGTAGGCCGGCGGGCACGCTCGATCACGTCCGCCCTCGGTGCAAAGGTGGGCACACGGTCGCGCAGAACCTGATCGCGGCCTGCGCGGATTGCAACCGGGCCAAGGGCTCGGAGATCGACTGGGTTCGCTGGTTTCGCGCTCAGGCGTTCTGGGATCCGGAGCGGGAGGCGGACATCTGGCTGTGGCTCCACTCTCCCCGAGCGGCGTAGTGACATGGGGGTCGCGAGGATCGAACTCGCCTGAGGCCGATTATGAGTCGGCTGCTTTCACCAGATAGCTAGACCCCCTGGTGTTGGACTTGGTCGGGTTGATTATACAATTAAATATGTGCGAAGAACCCCGCAGTATTCGGGGTCTCGGGGACGGCGCTGCAGGCGAAGGCCAACGCCATCACAGTATCGTCATGCGCGCCTGAGGCTGCTTCGCGGGACCCGGATTCCTTCTGCTGGAAGGCGCGGAGTTCGTTGGGGATGGCGCCGTTCGGGAAGATCAGCTCGTCGCGCTCGAGGTAGTAAAGGATGCGGTCGGTTGCTACTACCTTGCTGGGGCGGCTAGTGCTGAACGTCTCGATAGCATAGTTGGGCAGGATGTTGGCGAGCGCCTCTGCGATCACAGCTCCCATCGCCTGCTTCTCCACGATTACCCGCTCGGGTAGGTAATCCTCAATGAGGGACTTCACATGGCGCAAGCTGTAATCAGTGCTCTTGCCGTTCTCGTGGTACATGGCCACCACTTCGTAGGGAGTGGTGGTGATGTCCAGCACCAGAGCGGTGAAGTAGTCGTTGCCCCCGGCGTTCGGGTCGATGCCGATCACGTAGGTGCGGCCGATCGAGCCGCACTCGCGCCAGTGGCCGCGGGTGGCACGGCGGATCAGGTCTGTTGGGTAGATCTGGGTGTCGGTCGCACCGAAGGCCAGCTCGTATTCGCTGTCCCATGCGGCCTGGGTCATGCGGCGGGACTCGCGGGTCCGCTGCGCCCACTGCGGGTCGGCGCCGTAGATCGGGTGCTGGCTGTAGTGGATCGCGACCCGGTTCCAGGAGTCCTGGACTTCGGCCAGGGCCGTGTTCAGCGCGGCGATCTCGTGGCGGCGCACGTAGTCGTACCAGTCGACCGGCGTGCCCTGGTGCCACAGCTGGCCGAACCAGTCGAGCTCGGTGTCGGGGGTTGACGTGACGATCACCTTGGCGGCCTCGCCCACCATCGACAGGGTCGGCACGGCGCCCCGGTAGATCTGGGCAGCGCCGTCAAGGAACGCGCCTTCGTCCATGAACAGGACGGAGCAGCTGGGGATGCCGCGGGCCGCGCGGGGCGACGCCGGCAGGAAGTACAGCGTGCCGCGCCCCTCGATGGCGATCTGCGTGTTGCTGTCCGTCAGGTAGCGGATCGATTCGCCCTCGATGCTGTTGGCCATGGCGCGCACTCGGCGGCCGAGCTCGGAGGCGTCCTGCTGCGTCTTGGAGAAGACCACGGCGGCGAATCCGCGCTCGGTGAGGGCGCGGCACAGCAGGTAGGAGCAGACCGTCTCCGAGGCGCCCATCTGGCGCGACTTGTTGATGATCGTGTTGGGGTGGGCGTTGATGCTCTCGACCAGGGCCTCCTGGTAGGGGTACGGGTCGAAGGGGGCCACCGTGCCGGCCGTGCGGATCCAGGTGCGTCGTGCGAACGACGGCCAGTCATCGACGCCGGGGAGCTTGGTTGGCGGTACGGCCGGGTCGAAATTCGCGGCGCGGGCAGCGCGGCGGGCCAGCTCGAGGCGGAGGCGGTCGGCGCGCCGCTGGAGCTGCGAGAGGGAGGAGGTCATCGGCGCGGGGCCTTAGGCGTCCTCGGGGTCGGCGGGATCTGCGGAGGGCAGGAGCTCGGGGCCGTCCTCCTCGGGGATCTGCATCAGGCCGTAGATCTGCGACTCCAGGTCCGACACGGTGCGCTCCAGCAGCTTGCGCTCCTGGTAGGCGGCGGCGCCGTTCAGCAAGGCGCGGGAGGCGGCGATGCGGTCGCTGGCGCGGGCGTTCTCGTCGTGCATGATCGAGGTCAGCGTGGCGATGGCGTCTGGCATCAGGGCGAGTCCTTTGGACTCGGAGATGTCGATCAGCTCTTGCTGGAGGGCGTAGATAGCACGTTGAACGGCGGGGCGTTTGCGCCAGTTATAGAGGGTCTTTTCTGCTATACCTAAGGCGCGCGATACTTCTCTGCAGGTTTTGCCGCGGGCGAGAAGTTCGGCGGCCATTCTTTCGCCCTCGCGGAGGCCGTCGACGATGGAGGCGTTGCGGTGGACCACAGCCCGATGCTTACTGATGGTTACCGAAGATTACCGCTTTTGAGTGTCATTGGCTTCGTCCCATTCAGGCACCAGCGTGGCGCTGAGGAACTGGGTATCGGGGCATAGTTCCTTGGCGCTGGTGATGGCGTGCGCAAGATCACGGGCCATCAGGTGGAGCGGTGTGGCGTGGCTGAATGTCACGCGGTACAGCTTGAGCGACTTCATGGCAACCTCAGCAGCAACGGCAGCAGGCGCACGAAGATCGCCTTGATGCACAGCTCAACCGCTGCGCCGAGGGCAAGCAGCAGGGTGAGGGCGAGCAGGATGTTAAGCATCGGCACCCTCCACCCCAGGCACCGGCTCGATAGTTGTTACGCAGTGCCGCTCAATGATCAACTTGTGGGGGCCATGTTGCGAGTAGATCTGCAGGTAGCGATTGCCTTCTCGTTGAACATCCTCCAAGCTGTTGGCAGATCCACCAGCCTGCCACTCACCCTCGGCATCATGCAGTTCCCAGGCGTAATGAATGTCCTCCTGCTTAGGCACCGGCTCGATGGCGGTGCGGCCCCAACGGGCGCGATCTGCGGCGATAACGGCGCGGGCGATAAGTCGAAACTCCTCTAGCCCAACCTCGTTGACTGCTGATTGGTCTTCTGCCGCGGCCCTCCAGGATTCGTCCCAGTAGATCTGATCTATTTCCTCATCCGTCGGCCCCTGCGGCTCGGGCTGGGCCAGGGCGGCGCGGGCGCGGTCGATTGCCACTGATGATGGCAGAGATTTGATGCCATAAGCCTTTGCGTCGATCTCGTCTATCAGCTCTTGGCACAGCGCACGAAAGTCAGTCATTGCCACCCTCCACCCCAGGCACCGGCAGCGCCCAGTGGGGCAGCCAGTGGGTGTACTTCCACTGAGAAGTCCAGTTGTATTCATGGATGTTATACGATGGAATAACTAACTCCCAGAACTCTTCTATTCCGTCAGTCCTCCAAAGCCAACACTGCCCCTCCGCATCGCAATCCTCCGGCCCCGGCAGGCGCTCACTCACCGACACCGGCTCGATGGCGGGGCGGCCCCATCGGGCGAGGACGGCCAACATCAAATCACTCAGTTCACAGTGGGCTGATTCCAGGCAGCCACCCCTACGCAGCCACGTTGCCCATGGCTCCCTCTCAAAAGCAAAGCACATCAGGTTTACGTGGTCCGGCGTAAACCCCTGCGGCTCGGGCTGGGCCTCCAGGGCGGCGCGGGCTCGGGTAACAAGATCGCACTCATGCCCTTCGTACAGCGAGGTGCGAGCGTGCAGTGCTTCCACCAGCTCAGCGCACAGCGCACGAAAAGTGTCAGTCATTGCTACCCTCCAGCTCGGCGGCGATGGCGAGGAGTTGTAGACGGATCTCAACCATCTTTGTCAGTGGTAATGCTTGATTCCTGTCGCGCCATTCCTCTTCAAGAACTGGCGGCACCACCTGATCCGCAGCAGCTCGCAGGGCGGCGGCGGCAATCTCGTCAGCCGGTGCGGGGCAGATTTCGCGCACTGCGTCGTACACCGCCTGCGCTTGTGGCGATAGTTCAGTCATTCAGGTAGCGCCTCCAGTGCGCGACGGACGATTGAAAAGTCGTTGATGTCCCAAGAAGGGTCTTCAGCCATATCTAATAAAGCCATCGCCTGCTCCTTCAGCGTCGGCGGCTTGGGGCGGCGGGCGGCGCGGAGTTGTTCTTCAATCCCTATGAAATGCGGGAAATCTTTCAGCCACTCACAACACGCCTCAAGCTCCTGGTCGGCGCCAGCTTGATATGCCTTTTCTATTGCCCTCAACTGGGGCAGCCCGTACAACTGCTGCACCAGCTCCGGTGGTGGGGTAATCGAATCAGTCATGACGTTCCTTTCACGTAGAGAATACCCAGTGCGATCGACCAAGCAATCATGAAAACAAGTGTTGTAGTACTCATGGCGTAAGCAACGATGCAAAGTAAGCCCGAAACTGTGACCAATTCACATGCACGATATGGTTCTGCCAGCGCACCGAGCCCTTGGGGGCGACGAGCTCGGCATGCTGAATCGTCATAAAGTGGGCGCCGCAGCTCGGGCAGTCCCGCCGCCGGCAGAAGTGGCCCTCCGGCGAGCGGCTGGTCCGGTTCACGTCAGTGATCAGTGAGCCGCACTCGGGGCAGGGCGGGCCGCTTCGATTGACCGCCATCAGTCGAACCAGGAGTCGGGGGTGGTGGAGCCTGCCGTGGGGCGGGCCCAATGGGCTGCGGCGCCCAGGGCCAGGCCCAGGACGATGGCAAGCAAGGCGTAGCGCTTCATGAGGTCGAGGTGGAGGTAAAGGCGCGCAGGAGCTGCGCTTTGCGCTCGTCGATCAGGTGGGCGGAGGAGACGATCGAGCAGGGGCCGCCCTCGGGGAGGCAGATCCGGTAGCAGTCGTGGCCGTGGCGGTCGACGTAGTACTCGACGCTCAGGTCGTCGGAGCTCATGGCAGCGGGACGGCGCACAGGGCCCGGCGGGAGCGCGTGCGGAAGAAGTCACACAGTTCCGGCTCGTTCGCCATCAGCAGACGGGCGTAGAGCGCGGAGTAGTTGTTGTTCATCTTCCACTCCGCGCATTTGTCCGTTGTCTCCAGTGCCCGGTGGAACCGGACGACCTCGAACAGGGCTTTGATGCCGTAGTGAGTGCGGCCCTTGCGCCGGAGGTGCAGGGCGTGCTCCCGCAACTCTGTGTAGACCCGCGGGTTGGCGATGTGGAACGCCCAGAAGTCGCGTTCGATCCGGTCGGGCTCGTGGACCGGAGGGGCGGCGGTGTAGGTCATGCGGCCTCGGCGTAGCGCTGCGCCAGGCCCGTGTACAAGCCGTGGAGCTCGTGGCCGTGGCAGTCGCGGCCGTCGAGCACGTAGAGGGCCTCGAGGCGGTCCTGGCGGGCCTGCTGCACCACGGGGTCGCAGGGCGTCTCAACACGGTTAGGGGAAAGGCTCATCGCAGAAAGGAATGGGATGGTTTAAGTCGAGTTAAAGGAATCTACATTGCGTGTATTGCTATTCCGTGCGCAGCAGTCGTTTCAATCGCCGCTGGTACGCCTTGGCGCGGGCACGGTCGTAACTGGTGATGTGCCAATGGCTACACCAGGGGCACGAATACGCAGTTCCTGCATAGCCGCGGCGCCGGGTGAAGGCGACGGCCTCGGGGCGGCTGCTGTAGGCGGCCTTGGTGCTGCACATTGCGGCAGAGCGCTGTAGAAAGTCGGCATCGGACAGGTCCAGCGGGTTGATGTGGGGCGCTGCGCTCACGCGTCCTCGGCGGAGAGCAGTTGCTCGAGGCGCGCCGAGTCGTTGCCCAGGGCCTTCGTTGAGCGGCCGGCCCGGTCAACGGCGCTGGCGGTGTCGCCCACGGCGCCGAGAAGCGGGCCGGCGACTGGGGCCAGCTCCTGGCAGTACGTGGCCAGGGATGTCCAGAACGATGCAGTCATGGTGGGTGAGAACGAGAGGTGTGGATGAGAAAGGCGAAGCACAGCTCAGTCGAGCGTTACTTCGACGACGCGGAGGCCCGGCCAGCCGAGCTCGGTCATCAGGTGTCCGCGGGTCGCGGCGGTGCAGAAGTCCACGAACAGCACTGCGTCGTGGAAGTCGGGCACCACAGCTACCGGCGGGCCGGAGGATCGGTGCTCGGCGGCGAGGAATCCGCCATCAGCACGGAGCGTGAAGCGACGGCGTGGAGAACGTGCCGGCGGGTACAAAGCGGCTGGAGCAGCCGCGGCGGCGCAAATTGGCATTGGCTTTCAGGATTTCGGCTTGGGTGGCAAACGTGCTGTAAAGCGCGACGCCGGTCTCGATCTGCATGAATTCGTACGCAGCAAAGCCAGCCATGGCGTAATCCATGTGCAGGAGGGGTATCGGGGGTGCGGAGCACGACCTGCCCTGGATGGCGGTCTCGGCTCGTTTGCCCCAGTCTGTCGGGACTGGCGAGCCGAGGGAAGTGCGAACGGTTCAGGCATCACCGGGACCCTGGATCGTGTACCGCCCGGACTGGGGGGCCTCGGCCGGCACGCCTGGGTTCTCGCCGATGGCGGCGAGGAGGTGCTGCTGGTACTGGTCCATGCGGGTGAAGTGGGCGATGGCATCGATCCAGTCGGTGTCGATCTCGTCCTCGGATTCGATCCGCTCGTAGGTCGCGGACAGGGCGGTTGAGCTCAGGGCCTGCCAGGTGTTGACGATGGTCGTCAGCATCTGGGCGAAGGCGGTGTCGCTCAGCTCGCCCTTGAGCAGCTCGGCGTGGACCAGGCGCACGAGCCGTTGGTCGCGGGAGGTGAGCGCGTCGTAGCCCTCGTGGAGGATCGTCAGCGTCGCTTCGCTGGAGCCCTCGATCAGGGCGTGCGGGGTGTCAGGAATGGCCATTTGGGCCGGGCGTGGGAAACTGGAAGGGCATGGTCGGTTGACTCACAGCGCCGGTCGTGTGGATGAGCGCGCCGGGCCTGAGAAACCCGGCGCTTTTTGTCGCTACGCCTTGCGGACCCGGTAGGTCACGATGTGGGCGCCGGCGGCGTCCATCTCCTGCACGGACAGCTCGCCGCGGTTGAAGCGGTCGCGGTCGTCGCGGGGCAGCTTGGGCAACGTCACCTCGCTGACGCTCTCGGCGTAAGAGGCCAGCCAGTACGGGAGATGTCCGTACACATGGCGGTGCAGGATGTCGTCCGGGCGGACGTAGTCCTGGTGGCTGCCCTTGATGCCCTTCTCAGCCAACCAGGCCAGGATCGATTCGTTGTTGAAGGTGATGACAGCTGCGGTCTCGGGCATAGGTGTGGTGGGGATGCAATGCGTGTGGGGAGCGCCGGTGGCTGGGGCATAGATGCGCTGGGCTTACGGCGGGGCCAGCCAGCGCGGTCACACCAGGGCCAGGCAGGCTTCGCGAGCGCGGTCGATGCGGCGTGCGGCGCTGCCGCCCCACAGGGCCTCGAGGCGGGTGCGGGCCCGCTCGGTTTCGTCCTTGGCGCGACCGGCGTCGTGCGTCTCGAACTGGGTGATGGCGTTGTACAGGCCGTAGAGCGTGCCGGCGCAGCCGGGCAGGTCGCGGATGCCCAGGCCGGTGTCACCGGCGTAGTGGCTGCGGATGATGCCGATCTCGGGGAGGTCGGCGATCGTGCGCTGGCGGGGCTTGCCGGTGTCCTTGTCCTTGATCGGTGCTGCGAGCTTGTCGGCGAAGGTGCTCTCCAGGACGCGGCGGGCGAGCTCGGTGGTGAGCTGGACGTTGGTCAGGGAGCGCAGCTCGTCGATCGACTGGCGGAAGGAGCGGCGCTCCAGGTCGATCAGGTGCGGCAGCTGCTCGGCGAAGCGGGTGACGGACGCCGTGTGCTTCATGCGCAGGCCGGAGCCGTCGCGGCTGGCCACGCTGGCGGCCTTGCCGGTCAGGTAGCTCAGCTGGTTGGCGCAGCGCAGGCGGACGTCGGAGAAGAACACGCCGAAAGAGCTCGAGCCGTCGAAGCTGTTGAAGGCGTGGATGTAGCGGCGGACGCGGTCGCCGGGGAGCACTTCGTCCTCGGCGCGGATTGAGGCCGTGGCGAAGATCTTGCGGCCGTCGCGGATCGAGAGGACGTTCTCAATCTCGATGTCTTCGCGGAGGTAGTCGAGCAGGTTCACCAGGGCGCTGTTCTGCACCGGGGTGTAGCCGGCGCCGTGGATGCCCAGCAGCCGGTTGGTGTCGCTGCGGACGATCGAGCAGTGCTCGGGGGATTCGATCGGGCCGTCGGGGCCCATGAAGAAGGCGGGGCGCTTGTCGGCGGTCCAGTCGAGGCCGGCGATGGCGAATGCCTCACAGGCGGAGGCGTTCTCGGGCGTCATCGTGCCGACGCGGCCGATCAGGGGGTTTACGGCGTAGCCGCGGTCGCGGTAGCGGCCGTAGACGAGGGGGCCGCTGCCGTCGGCGGCGTAGGCGGTGCTGACGCGGTTGGTGTTGCTGATAGTCATTTGCATAGTCCTTGTTGAGAATCGGCGAGGCGCCGGTGTGGATGACGTGCGTTGTGCCGAGACGCACCCCTCGGGAGGACAGGCTGTGCGGCCCTGGTCAGATGGTAGGCCGGTCGGGGTGAAGGGTCAACCTATCCAGGACAGGGCAGCGCGTAGCGCGCTCGGCGGTGCGCCGGGGCTTCGGGGTAGGGGTCGGGCTGCGGGACGCCGGCGTCCTGGGCGTCGTAGTGGTGGAAGGCGCTGTGCCAGGCGCGGTACTCGGCGACGTCCTCGGGGAAGGGGTAGCCCTCGGCGGCCCAGTCCGACTCGTGGGTGCCGTCCGGGGCGTACCAGCCACCTTCGTCACCCTCCCAGCCTGCGTCGATGCGGGCCCAGGTGCTGCGGTCGGCGTCCGCCATGGCGGCCTCGGCCGCGGGAAGGTGGTCGTACCAGTTGGGGTGGATGGCGCACTGCGCCAGGTCGAAGGCGGGGTTACTCATGACTTCCCGTAGGGCGTGGGGTTGTGGTCACGGTTCCAGATAACGTCGGTGAGCGTGAAGACGTCATCAGCGGAGACATGGTGGACGTCGAGGAGCTCGACGCTGTCGAGGTCGTAGGTGAGGGCTTGAAACCCCTCCAGACGAGAAGCGTTGGCGACGGCATAGGAGGGCGCAGAAGAGCCACGCGGCAGATAGCTGTAGCCAAAGGCGAGGATGGTGGGATGGTTAGCCATTGGCAAGAAGCTTGTTGAGTAAAAATTGCATTTGCTCTTGGTAGGGCACACCTCCCGCAATGGGATCTGGTTGTTTATTGCGAACGTAGTACTCCAAGGCATGGGCTGCTAAGGCCCGCTCAAACCGGTCCAGGGATAATGGTTTCATGACATGCACTCAATAGGTTCGGTTGAACGAAATACAGCGGTGACAATTGCGCCGTTTGCGAAGTACAGTTCCGCGCTCTGCTCTCGCAGTTGCTCTAGGAATTGCCGAACTGCTTCTTGCTCTGTCTCCGGGAGAACAGTGCAGAAGGGCGTGTCACCCTTGTCGGTGGCGATGCGGCCGACGATGGCCCAGTAGTAGGTGTCCTGCATCAGTCCACAGCAAGGTGCAGCAGATGGGCCTCCAGGTATTGCTTCAAGGCGCCGAAGTGCAGGCGGGCGCGGTCGCGCTCGGTGCGGGCAGCGTTGAAGGCGTAGTCGCCCTGGACGTAGTAATCGCGGGCGTTGAACTCGATCTCGGCGAAGGCGTTACAGGCGGTGCAGAGCAGCTTGTAGGCACTCTGGTAGTCGGCGAGCAGGCGGTCGCGGCCCGTGCCGTTGAGGTGGACGGAGGGCAGGGGGAAGGAGGGGGTGTAGGTCATTCGGTGTCACCGGCATCGGCCGGGGCAGAGGTGTTCACTTGTCTCCCGCGATATAGCGGTTGAAGTAGTCGGGGCTTTGCTCGACAATGGCTTCGACTTCTTCTGGGCTCGAAGGGGGCTCAAGCCAGTAGGGCTCGGCATATCCCTCCTCGTCCCATATGCCTTCAGCGATGTAATCCTTCGTGACGGAGTCGGCACACTCTTGGGCTTGCTCTTCGGTGTCGAAGGTCCAGTGGCTAAAGGTGCCACAGTCAATTCCGTTGTCCCAGTAGATCGTCCAAGGCATTAGTCGTCACCGGCAGTGGCCGGGGCGCGTGTTTCCTCGACGTAGTTATTGATGGCCTGTCCAAGGCTTTCGTAAAAGTTTTCTCCCTGGCGGTCGGCTAAGTGCATCAGGTCACAGAGGAGGTCAGAAAGCGCTTCTTCTTCTTCAGTGCCTGTTACTTTCCTGAACGCAATTATGGCTGCTTGTGCCCATTCAGCACGGGCACTATTGAGCCCATCAGGATCAGGAGGAATGGATGAAGCTTTCATTGATCATTGCCGGCAGTGGCCGGGGCGGAGGTAATTGTTGAAAGTTCGCGAAGGTAATGGTTGTAACCTTGTCGATCAAGCGCGCCAAAGTTCCATCCCGATTGATCGCACCAGTGACGAAGATCTGCTAAGAGATCTGCGACAACTGATTCATCAAGAGCGGGATCTCCATGGCCTGTTGCGCGGGCATACGTTTCAAGTGCGGGGGCTAGAAGACGACAGAACTTGTTCATTGGTTATTCACCGGCATCAGCCGAAGTGAGGATGGGGATCTGGTCGAAGCGCACCTTGAGTGGTTGCACCTCGGTGTTCGGGTGGACGACACGCTCCGGGCCCCACTGTTGTTCGAAGGCAGCAGCAAACGCTGCGCGCAGCTGATTGCCCCAGTGGCTGCGGCCACCTCTGTTCTCGCAGCGGTAGTCCGCCAGCACACGGGTGATGTCCGAGAAAAAGTGGGGCGCTGCCCACCACAGCCGGCTCAGGTCGATCTGGACAAGGTCGGCGGCGTAGTGGGTGAGTGGCACCAGCTTGGTAAGGCTGTAAACCTTGGTGCCAGCAATCTCCTTGTCGCCGTTGAGGACAAGGAGATTGCCGGGCTGAGGGTCCACCACAGCAAGGTGCATCTCATATTTGGGTGACTTGGCGTTGCGGCTGGTGGCTGCCAGCGGGATGTAGGCCGCGGCCAGCCCCGCTGATTGGATGACATTCACCGCAGCATCGGCGGATGGCAGCGAGTGGTAGTCAGCAAAGGCGTGACGGTTGAGCAGGCTGTAGCGCAGCTCGCATGCCTGGGTGTAGTTGAGCGACATGGTTCAGCGCTTGGGGAGGAGTTGGAGCAGGAGTGCTTCGATTCCTTTGCGGCCGTAGGACCAAGCAATTAGCGAGGGAGTGATCCCAAAGGTGTCCGGGTGTTCCTTCAGTAGATAGCGAATGTGTGGCTCGCCGTAGATGTGACCGTGGATCGCAAGGGGGCCGCCGCCGTACTCGTGGACATGGTGGACCGAGGTATCAAGATTAGGCATGGGATTAGTGGTTCTGGAGATAGAAGAACCTCGAATCCGGGCCGTAGGCGTCGAGGAGGTGTGGAAAAGCCGCCTCGATGCGGGCCTTGTTGCCGGCGTCGGCCTTGTACCAGGCGTTGGCGAGGGCGACGCAGAAGCCGCCGCCGTGGCGCTCCATCGCGAGGAAGGTGCGGAAAAGGTCCGCGCGGGACAGGGTGGTGGTGCTCATGACTGGGCCTCGGTGATTGCGGTGTAGTGGGTGGGTGTGTTCTGCGCGATGCCGTGGGATTGCTCCCACTTCTGGGTGACTTGGAGCGCCTGCATGTCGCGCTCGGTCTCGGGGGAGTAGGTCCAACGGCTGCGCTCTTTGAGCACGCAGCGGATGGCGCCCAGCGCCACGGACTGCAGACCTTGCTGTTGCATGTGGGTCAGCAGCCAGGCCCGCTCGGTGTCGTACAGAGCAGTCAGTTCTTGAATGCGGAGCTGCAGGGACCGGGCCTCGGCGAGGTGCTTGCCGACGTCGCCGGTGGGGGCGTAGGCGCGTTTGCGCCGGGGCGCAGTGCGCCGGGTGAGTGTTGTTGTTGTTGTCACAGCGAGAGGATGAGAGGAAAGGCGACTCAGAGGTCGCAGTAAGCGTCGGAGTCGTCCTCGGGGGGAGGACACTCGTCGGGCTCCACCAGGAGCTGGCGGACGGTGTAGGGCTCGCCACGCTCGGCGTAGGCGGCGATCAGCTCGTCCGCTTCTTCGGACGACTGGGCCCAGTGCTCGTGCTCCCAGTCGTCTGAGAGGAAGTGCCAGACGGCGACGGGCTCGAGATCGGGGGGTGGGTCAGGCGGGCATAGCCGCGGGGCGTAGGTGCTGGTCACGGGCCGGGGAACTGGGTGAGCGTTTGAGCGGCAGGCAGCGCGCTCGGGGTCGGGGCGGTGGAGCGGCCGTGGTCGATCGCCATGGCGGCGAGGGCCAGGCCGAGGAGGAAGCCGGCGACGTGCTCGGTGGCGAGCCAGGGGGGCATGGGGTGCCGGGGGCGACGGGGGCTTCTGCAGTGTGCTCGTGTCATGGGGATAGGTCAACTCATTCAGGAATCAGTTGCGAAAGGCGAAACGAGAGGCCGAGGTGCCGTGGGCGTGGATGCCGTAGGCGCCGGTGCTGCCATCGCAGGCGTGACAAGCGGAGCAAGTGGTGACGTGGCCGGCCTCGGTGGAGGCGGGGCAGAGGGTGACCCCCTTGGGGAGGGCTTCGCCTAGAGGGACGACGAGGTAGGGCTGCCAACCGTGGGCGGTGGCGTCGAGGTAGTCGCGCATCCCATGGCAAGACGCCTGGAGGAAGTCGCGGTAGCCCTGTGCGTCGGTGCGGCGCCATTGGGCGGTGTAGCCCGTGTGGTTACGGCTGTGGGCCAGGCATGAGCGCCACTCGCTCTCGGGGACGCAGTAGGGGTCGCCGGCGGAGCCGATGCGGAGGTCGAAGCCGTCGAGGACGGCGTGGTCGGTGAGCCGGGCGTAGTTGCCGCGCTTGTAGCAACGCCAGATGCTGAGGGGCGCCTTATACCAGAGGACGTAGCAGGTCTTCTGGGTGAAGTGGTGACACCCGCCGCAGACGGAGACGTTGGAGCCGTCGCGGTAGCCGACGTTGGGGGCAATGTCCTGGCGCAAGATCCAGGTTTGGAGCATGGTCCCGGTCTTGCCATTGCCGGAGCGCTCGGTGAATCCGGTGATGATGCAGACGATGGGAGCGCCGTCGATGGGGGACGGGCCCTCGTAGAGGATGAGGCCGTTGGGGTTGGTGGTAGGCATGGGTCAGAGCTCGTAGTGGAACCAGCCGTAGCCGGGGCGGTACACGTAGAGGTGCTCGCAGCCGTAGTCGGCCCAGTGCTTCGGGGCGTCGGCCTCGGGGACGGAGTACGGAGGATCGCCGTAGCCGCCGTCGCCTGCGGACCAGGGGCCGGCGCCGCGTTCGTGGTGGTAGAGGGGCTGGGGATCTCGACTAGGGATGTAGTTGCCTGTGCCGGTCTCGGGATCTCGGACATACTCGGAGTCCCAGAGGCTCTCGGTGCGGAGCTGGGACATCGAGCCCGGTCGGATCAGGGCGCGGACTTTGGGCAGGGAACCGTAGTGCTCCTCAAGGATCGGGAGCTGGTGGGACGGGGAGCCGTCCCAGTGGCAGTAGACGGCACGCACCTTGCCGGAAGGCAAGGCGTAGCCGATGGCGGAGCGGGTGGCCATAGCTGAACTCACAGCTTGAGAGGACGAGGCGCAGAGGCGCCCAGGGGCCCGACCCTGCGGGGCAGGGAACGGGCTCGGGGGTGCGTCAGGCGCGGGGGTCGGGGGTGAGGTCGAGCTCGTGGAGGATCTGGCCCGTGGTGGCGTAGGGGCTGTTGCGGGCGGTCTCGCCGCAGAAGCGCCAGCAGCTGAAAGTGCCGGACCAGTAGAGGTCGGAGCGGTCGATGCCGACGGACGCCAGCTGCTCAGCGGTGACTGGAGGGAAGGCGATCTCGCGGAAGTGGGTTTTCATTGGCGGTGGCGCAAAGCGGGTGGGAGGTGGCGGTTGCGGCGCGTTAGCTCCGCGCCGTACGTCATCGCTTGATCTAGGTAGTACCCCTCTCGCGAGGGATTCCAGCCACACATTCCGGCTGCAGCTTGCTTGCAGTCGGAGATGACGTATCGCAGCGAATAGGCGTCGAGGGTTTTGGCGTGAGCTTCCCAGCGGGCGAAGTCACGCTCGGTGGCGTGGGTGGTGATCATTGGCCGGCTTC